AGCTTTTAACAGCTTACACACTAAATGACCCACAACATCTGTGGTCGAAATTACCCCTAGACTTAGGGTTGGAATTGCCTTCTCTCTGAGAAGTAGGCCGGAGGGCTACTCAAAATATTGTATTTAATACTGTTTTCAAAATTTTAGATTATTTAATCTTTAACTTCTTCTAATTAAAGAATAAGATGATGAAATGAAGTACTAACATTACTGAGGATATTGTAGGTAGCTAAACAGTTCCCCGCGAGGGTGTCCGCTACTGGCCAACCAAACTGTAGGTGCAATATCATTGAGGTTTTGTCAATGTGAAGTGAATTCAGATTGTTCTTCTCAGACTCGAGCGTTTATATCTACACACATATGGAAGTAGTGTAGAGAAGTTTGTTCCGAGCTGTAACTTTAATCATAGATTTTCTGTCAATTATCAACGTCGCGTCTTAAAAGAATTAATTTCTGGACAATAGGTACGCCCGCGAGTTGTCAATGACTAATCCCAAAACCAGGGAGATTGAGTAGAAAAACTGTGAATAAGGGCTAACTAAATCGGTGTTCGCCCATGTAAAACTCCCCATTACATAAGATATCTTGTTTTGTAGGGAGGAGTGCACCAATTATTCTATAAACTTACTTCCTTTCTTTTTCCTTTCAAAATGGCCACAACTACACAGAAAATCGTTTTGTTCCGTAAAAATCGTTTTGCCCAAATGCAAGTTCAACAACTTGAGGAGTTGGCGCGCAATAACACTCTAAAGCGCCAAATCTTCGTCGACTTGATTAAGAATTCAAACTTTGCTGCCGCTGGTTCGAAGTTCTTCAAGTTGTATGAATTGACTCAGAAAGGACGAACCATCCCCTGTTTTCAAGCCACTACTTGTCGTCGTGAAATCAAAATTAGATTGGCTGATGGGGATGTCACAATTGGATTGTCTGTGAAAGATAGTGATTTTGATTTATTGTGGTCACGATTGTCTCCCTTGGCCATTTGCCAAGCTCAAATCTTGGGATTTTCTATTACCCATGATGTGAAAGTGCCTCAATCACTTGATACTTTGGCCACCACATTGGCTGCTTTCCTTGAAGGACTCAATGTCGCTAAAAGCGTCACCAGCAAATTGATATCTGCTCTATGTAAGTTGGTGATTTTGCTCCAGTCCAAATTTGATCGTGTCACAGCCATTGCTTTGTTGATTGACGTTCTTGTTTCTGTTGACATTGATTTTACAGTTGCACAACAAATTGTTCAATCAATTTCAGGACACTTGAAGGTGGCTTTTCAATTTTTGACCAACGCAATTGTTGCTCAAGTTGATCAACAACCTATTGTAGCTTTGACAACAATTTTAGCTACCATTTTTGGTTCACTCTTCCTTGGATCCATGCCAAAAAC